TTCTTTGGTGTTAAATCATCTGAAATTGGTTCTATTGAAACTGCTTTTAAGAAAACTTTTGAGAGAAACATATGAGCAACATAAAGACAAGTTATAGAGAACAGATAGCCAAAGACATTGAGAAATCTGTCAAGGCAATAACAATAACAAAATTAGTATCACGTGATATGTTTGAAATAAACGAATTAAGTGATGCACAGTTCCCAGCAGTTCTGATTACAACAGGTAGTGAAAGAAAGACTGATATCGCTATGGGTTATGAAAGACAGGGAACAATAGAATATATTCTAACTGGTTTCGTAAAAGGTAAATACCTTGACACAGCAAGAAACAAATTGTGTGACGAGTTAGAACAGAAATTGTATGAAGATGTATCCCGAAATGGGTATGCAACTGATACGATGGTAACGGAGATTAACACTGATGAAGGTGTTGTGTATCCGCTTGGTGCTATTCAAATGATAGTGCAAATTGAGTATATTCACCCTAAAGGTGATGTAAACAAATAACATAAACAATATGGAGACATAACAATGGCAATATTAAAAGGTAAAGATGGCACAGTTAAATTAGCGAATGTGCTACAGGACGGTTCAGCAGGAACAAGTCTTGTTTCATCGTGGAATGTTTCAATCGAAACTGATACGTTAGAAACAACAGCGATGGGAACAGGTGGATGGAAAACATTCGAAGGTTCATTACAATCGTGGACAGGAACAGTAGAACTGTTATTTTCAGATGATGATGATAGTATCAGTTACGATACTGAAGCAGGAACACCTGATACTACAGGATACATTAACGGTGCGGCAGTTGCAGTTATTTTAACTGACGGTGGTGGTAATACTTACACTGGTTCAGCAATCGTAACATCAGCAACAGTAGATGTATCACCAGCAGACCTAGTGACATTAACACTAGACCTAACTGGAACTGGCGCTTTAGCGATAGTATAATAATAACACACAGGAGCCTACAAAATGAGTGTAATTAAGAGTGCGAAAACGCATTTTAAGACTAAGTTAACAGATACGTTAGAATGGATTGAAGTTCCAGAATGGGACAAATCAAAAATCTATTTCAAATCATCTGCTAACTTGAAACAAACGGAAGAAGTTGTTGCTCTATATAGAGATAACAAAATTGCTGAAGCACTTTGTATGGTGCTTATTACAAGAGCATTAAATGAGGACAAGTCAAGGATGTTTACATTAGCAGACAAATTTGATTTGATGAATAATGTTGACCCCGACACAGTAACAAGAGTCGCTACACATATTCTGAATTCTGAACCAGAAGCGGAAGAAATAGCGGGAAACTAACAAAGGATGCTGACGTATACTTCTTGTATCAGTTAGCAGAACATTTACATAAGACCGTGGATGAGATTATGGGAATGTCAGTATCCGAGTTTACGGGTTGGGGAGAATACTTAAAGATTAAAGAAAAGAGGAGCAAGAAGCATGGCAACCGCTAAAATTGAAATTGAGATTATCGCCCTTGATAAAGCCAGTCACAAACTGGATAAAATGAAATCTTCTCTTGGTCCTCTGAACAAGAAGGTCGGAAAACTTGATAAACAATTCGACAAAGTAGACAAGAGTATTAAGAGAACATCGGGTTCTTTCAGTAAGATGAAAGGACTATTAGCAGGTGCTATCACTATCGGTGGATTATCCATGTTTGGTAAATCTGTCGCAGAAGCAAGTGCCCGTGCAGAAGACTTAAAGACAACACTAGCAACAGTTACGGGTTCAGCACAGGGTGCCGAAGACGCATGGAAGTTTATTAACGACTTTGCGACAAGCACACCATTTGACATTGAAACCCTAACGAACACTTTCATTAAATTGAAATCATCGGGCGTTGAACCCACATTAGAATTATTAACAGCATTTGGTGATGCCGCATCTATTACAACAGACAAAGTTGGTTCTTTAGAAGCAATCACAGACTTGTTCAGTAGAACAACATCTGGTGGTTTAGGACTTGAAGAATTAAACAGATTAGCCGATAGAGGTATTCCAGCATTTACAATCCTAGAAGAAAAACTAGGACTTGCTAGATTAGAGATAGCAGCCTTTGGTAAAACAGCAGAGGGTGCCGCAGAGATTAAAGATGCTCTACTTGAAGGAATGAATGAGAAGTTTGGTGGTGGTATGGAAATAGCATCAAAGAACTTATCAACATCATTATCTAATATGGGCATTGCGGCTAATAATGCCTTAATCGCTGTTGGTGAAGGTGGATTATCTGGCGCTATGAACGATGCCGCAAACAAAATGAGTGACTTCTTGGTAGAGAATGAAGACTTAGCAATTATGTTAGGTGAGAAACTCGGTCAAGCACTTACATTCGTTGTAGACGGTGTTTTTAAGTTGATGAATAATTTAGATAAGGCTGCCCCAATCTTTGAATTGATTGGTTCTATATGGACCAATATTCTATCACCAGCATTATCAATCGCATTCGATATTATAGTTAAATTAGCAGAAGCATTAGGACCAATAGTAAACGTATTGGGTCCAGCAATGTCAACAGTCTTTGAAGGACTTGGCAATGTCATAACTGAAATTGTTATTCCAGCATTTAACACTATCATTGACACAATAGCAGTAGTAGTTGATAAGATTAAAGGAATGATTACCTGGATTACAGATGGATTAGATAAGATTAAAGAATTTGGTGCTGGCATTAAAGGTAAAGTTACAGGTGGCTTCTCAGCCGCTGGTGATTGGATAGCATCTAAGATACCTGGATTTGAACATGGTGGTGTTCTACCATCTGGTAAACTTGGTATTGTTGGTGAAGCAGGTCCAGAACTTATAAGTGGACCAGCAAAAATAACACCATTCAAATCAGCATTATCACAAGTTGGTGGTGGTGGAGCAGGTGGTTCTCTACAAAAGATGGCAGGTGCTACAGCAACTGCTAATATCAATTTTCATATCAGTAATATTGATGTCGAAGGTGGGGGACAGATGAAAGGTAAAGAAATGAAACAATATATTGAAGGCGTATCAATGCAAATTGCAACTAAATTATTACGCCAGAATCAAGGTTATGGAGGACTCATCTAATGGCACAAACATTTCCATACCCAGACCACGAGAATTTACTTTATCAGTCATCTGTAGATTTATTAACAAAATTAAGTATACAAACATCTTATTCATCCGAACCAAGACACAGATTAGTTGAATTTGGTGACGGATACATTCAAAGAAGTCCATTTGGACCTTATGCAGGCAGAAGAAATTTAAGCGTTGTTATAGAACATTTAAGCCAAGCAGATTCAACTGTTCTAATTGGTTTTTATGAAGATAGACACGATGACGGAGATTCAATATCAATTCCTTATAATATGTTATTAGATACAAACGGAACATACTATCTCGAATCATACGAAGTTCAAATGACAAGTAATGAATTAAGAACAGTCACAGCAAGTATGAAAGAGGTATTTGGAGAATGACAACTGCTACTATTCAATCACAAAAACTTGTCACTCCAGCAACTTTTCAGTTAATAGAGTTTGATTTTTCTGACATTGTATCTGGTGGTTCATCAGTTTATTTAAGCACAGAACACGGAGAAGATAATACAGGTTATATTCCGTTAGTATTCAATAACATAACATACACAAGAGTAGATATGTTGATGTCAGGTATACGTTGTGATTTAACGGGTTCAGTAGCAGAACCAAAACTTAGTTTAGCCGCTGATACTTTATGGGCAATACCAAGTTGGGCAAGTGCTATAAGTAGTTTTAGTAGTTTAATGGACTATAGAGGACTTAGAGTTAAAAGACAGCGTATATTCTTTGGCACAGTTACTGATATTGCTCCACAGACTTTTTATGTTAAATCTGTTGATGAACTATCAGCAACAACGATTTCATTTACTTTAACACCAAGCCTTGGTTCAGATAGATTAGATAGACCAAGTGCGAGGAAACTGGAACTATAATATGTTTAATGAGAGTTGGGAAGGTAAAGACTTAGCAGGGTTTATTAAAACAACCCTTGCATCACAGATTCAGAAATCTTCAATAGGCGGATTTATTAACTTGTTTGGTGCTAGTAGTCTATTATCTATGGTAACCAAAAAGACATCAGAAGATAACGCATTAAAGATTGCTGACGGTATTGATATGGGCTATCAAGTGCCTAAGAATATTATTCCTATCATCTATGGACACGTAGGAATGTCAAACACTCAATTCGACAACGGTCAAAAGCCTAGTGACCTTGATGCTGAAGTAGTTGTTCAAAGTGTTAAGATGGCTATATCAGAAGGACCAATTCACGGTCCTGCTATGGTAGCCGATAATTCTACTATTGCATTTGATGGTCAACAAGTTACACCAAATCATTTAAGACACGTTATTCTTAATGACTCTTATGTTATGGACCCAGTAACAAGAGTTTTTAATCACAAAGACGTTGATTTCGAAATGACGTTAGGTGATGGTGGCATAACAAGTAAAAAAAGAGGAAGAATAGAATTAACAAACACATTTCTCGGTGTTGAAATTGAAGCAGAAAACGATACAACTAACGACACATTCTTAAACGATTTAGGAGATGTAACTGCCGCTAAAGGCGTTAACAATGTTCTATATTGGAATCCAGAAAATAATAGATGGGAAGCAAAGAGTTTCAACGACCTACTCAATGAAGCAGGTGCCACTTATGATGGCGGTGCAGGCGGAGATGGTGGTGATGGAGGTTTGGGGGGTGAAGGTGGTCTTGGAGGAGAAGGTGGTGTAGGCCCATCAGATGGTTCAGGTTTAAAATATACCCAATGGAACCCCCCACCTGCTCAATTAGAATTTGATGGTGAATATACGACTGAGGTAACAATCACATCACCACCAACTACAACAACTGATGTAGTTGCGGGTAAAGGTGCTCCATTAAGAAATGCTACAAATCCAGTTGACCCATATTTTGCATCAGATATTGAATTCGCAAATGATAAAATAGTTGATACAATCAATGTTACATTCTATTGGCCAGATGGTATCTATCTAGAAAAAGAAACAGTTTCTACAGCATTAGAGGGAACAACAATAACATTATGTGGAACTCAAAGACCAGACTTAGAAGGCGCTGATAGTGGTGATTTAGATTGCTTGCCAAATCCAGCATTCACAGTATCAGATGATGGACAATCATCAACAGAAACGAGACGTGATGACGGCGAAGTATCAATTTATATAGCACTAACAACAGTGTTATGTGGTAGAGAATTTATTCTAGAAGAAACTGGGTTTACCGTTACACACACAAAGAATGGACCATATGAAAAAACTTTTGAATTGCCGTTGGCTTCAATGAACGCTGGAGCAGGAACTTTAACACCTGGTTCACAACAGATTGGCACACCAGCCTATAATTATGAAGTAACAGCAGGTTCATTTGAAGTTGGAAGTGAATATAAAATAGTATATCCAGGAATAACAAACTTCACTTTAATAGGTGCCGATGATAATAATATAGGAACAACATTTACAGCAACGGGTTCAGGAGCAGGAGATGGAGTAGCGATAATACAGTTACAAGTCTCAGCAGGAACAGGAGACTGTAATTCAACAGATGTAGAATACTATAATTTCAAAGATTGGGACTTATCTGATTACTTAGAAGCATATCCAGACCAAATTCTAAACGCGGCAAGCACAATTAAAGTTTATGCGTGGATAAATCAAGGTGAATCTGGCAGTGAAACTATTTCAACAAACACATACTTACGTGGAATATCAATATGTGATGCAATGGATGGTTTCGGTGGATTGTATGATACAGGTGCAACAACAGTTAAAGACTACAACCTGACTGATAATAGAGCAATAAGAAACCCACACATAGGAGATACTGGTGTTGAAGATTATGATTTACCAAACAACCGATGTGCATCAAGTATTGTAGACGGCGACTGGGATGTAGTCAAGAATCCAGACCCATTATTAGTATGGGATTATACTACAATGGGACAACCTGGAGATACTGGT